AATGATTAAGCCCATCCTCACCTATCCGAACGTGGTCCTCGAAACCCGGTGCGAAGCCGTATGGCTCGACCCTCTTCCCCCTCTCCTGAAGGAGACCGGGAAGATCGTGCAGAATCTCCTGGACACCGCAATCCATCACTATTCGGAGTGCCTTGGGCTGAGCGCCAACCAGCTCGGGTACAACGCAAGGATCTTCGTGATGCGCACCGCCACCGGACCCTTCTTCCATATCATCAATCCAGAAGTTGTGTCCCGCAGCCCGCACGTCAAGGGGCTGAACGAGCGTTGCCTTTCCAGGGTGGACGGGGAGGGCAACCTCCTCCCCGGTGTACGCATCCGCCGCCCGAAGGAGATCCTCGCCACGGGATACATCCTCCAGGACAAGCGCCTCGTAAGGTCGACCCCATTCAGCCTGAAGGGTATCGATGCCCGTGTGTTCCTCCACGAGCTCGACCACCTCAACGGAGTGGTCGTTTAATGCCGAGGAGCGGGTACAGGTTGGACCGGGACGGGAACCATGTTCCCCCTGACGCACCGTCGAAGTCCACCAACTACGGGTACCCGACCGAAGTTGAAAAGACCCCCTGGGACGAGGAATGGGACTTCACCCGGCTCTACCAGGGGGACGACCTACCCAGCAGGCTGGCTGGATTTTGGAAAAACGAACATGAAGGAGACTGGGAATGAAATCGATCAAGGTTACAAGCAACGCGGTCCACGGTCAACTGACCACCGCCTGCAGCGTCAAGCAGGGTGTGATGGTTGGTAACGTGTACTGCCAAAATTGCAAATCGTTCGAAGGGTACGACGAAGGGAAAGGCATCAAGGTGCTGTGCTCGGACGAGGACCAGCAGAAGGGAAGCTATGTCCATGGATAAACCTTTCCCATACCAGGAGGAGGGGGTTCGCCGGATGGCTGACTTCTTTTGCCAGGGAAACCACGGGGTTATCCTTGGGGACGACATGGGCCTTGGGAAGACGGTCCAGGCCCTGCTGCTGATCAACGCCCTGCGCCCCCTTCACGTCCTGGTCGTATGCCCGGCCAGCGTAAAGATCAACTGGGAACGGGAGGCCAGGAAGTGGGTGCACGAAGACTACGTGATCGGTGTCATGGATGGCCGCGGCGCCGTCCCGGTAACCCCCGGGTTTCCCTTGATTGAGATCGTGAACTACGACATCCTCCAGCATCTAGACTTCAGCAAGTGCGAGTATGACCTGGTGGTCTATGACGAGGCCCACTATCTGAAGAGCCCGGACGCACAGCGGACCGTGGCCGCCTCCAGGATCTGCACGTCCAAGCGCCTGCTCATGACGGGAACCCCGATCATCAACCGCCCGAAGGAAATCTGGCAGCTGATGCTCCTGTGCGGAATGTGTAGCCCGGAGGAGTTCCACAAGTTCGGTCTTAAATATTGCGGGGCCCGAAAGCGGACCGATGTCAGGATGGTTGGTCCGAAGGGCGGGAAATTTCCGAAGCGCGTCGTCGTCTGGGACTACGACGGGGCTTCCAACCTGGATGAGCTCAACCACTGGCTGCGGAAGAAATGCCTTATCCGCCGTTTGAAAAAGGATGTGCTGACAGATCTTCCGGACAAGACCCGGCAGATCATCGAGCTGCCGCGAGATGGATCTTATGAAAAAGACGTTCAGTTCTTTGAAAAGGCCGAGCTCCTAGTATTAACCCGCGGTATGTTGTGCTTGAAAGGGCATGACCGTGACTCTCTCAAATACATGCAGTCCGTAAACAACCTCAACGACGAGATCCGCCTGGCCTTCGAGGAGATCAGCCTGATCCGGCACGAGACGGCCCTCGAGAAAATGGAACAGGTTCTGGCGTTCATCTGCCACGCCCTGGAGTCGAGCGACAAGATCGTGGTGTTCGCCCACCACCGGGACGTTGTTGAAGAGATTGCCACCGAGCTATGGCATGCCGGGATGAAGCCTGTACAGCATCACGGCGGGATGACGGGAAGCCAGAAGCAGTCCAGCGTGGACGCTTTCCAGAACGATCCGTCCTGCCGGGTGTTCGTCGGCAACATCGCGTCGGCTGGAGTCGGCATCACCCTGACCGCGGCCAGCCACGTCATCTTCGCGGAGCTCGATTGGGCCCCCGCGATGATGACGCAGTGCGAGGACCGATGCCATCGCTACGGGCAGAAGGACAACGTCCTGGTCCAGCACCTGGTGTACGAGAACTCGATCGACGCACGCATCGCCAAGACCCTCGTTAAAAAACAAAAAATTATCGACAGCGCTATTGACGGGACCACTTCGGGTGCCGTAGATTGGCTGTCTGAGTTAACAAATAGCCATTAACCATAGGAGGAACACATGGCCCAAGTAATGCAAATCCACAAGGTCGACAATGGATACTTCATCCAGACCATTGAGAAGGAAGGATCGGCGAAGGAAGGAATCGCGATCGCCAACAACATGGACGAGGTAATGTCCCTGGTAGACGCCAAGCTCCGCGAGATCGAAGGCGTCCAGAAGAAGATCGAAGCCAAGGCCGAGATCATCCCGTTCACCAAACCAAGTGAGACAGAAGGGCCTCACGCCCCGCCGAACACTTCAGTGGAGGGGACTCCGGAAAAACAGGACACGCTCGAGGACTACGAGGCCGAGCTCATCCGCATCATCGACGACAACGACCGCGACGCGGCCCACGACCGCCTCAAGGTACATGTCGACAACGGGGTTATCGAGCCCTACAAGCCGCGCCTCGGAATCCAGAATCTGGTTTCCCTCCTCCGGGAGGCCGACAAAAAACAGCAGGGGACAGATGGTGAAGAAGACGTTCCGACCTCCGGAGCCACGCTGCCGTCCGGCGCCCCGCTTCCTCCAGGTGTTCCGCCTCCGACCCCCTCGTCGGTCAAGCCTGCCGCCGATCCGTTTGCAACGGGCGAAGCGGTGATCACCATCCAGGATGTAAGCAAGGCCCTCCAGGAAGCCGCAAAGCGCACCGACGCCCTCACCGCGTTCGGCGTGCTCCGTGAACTCGGTGCAGAAAAGATCACCGAGCTTGACCCGTCCGTCTGGGCCGAGGCGATTGCCAAGGCCAACAACATCAAATAACATCAACCGTGCCGGGCCCCTCCGGGGGTCCGGCCAGAAAGGAAAGTTATGCCACCAACAACACATTCAACCCTTGGCGCCAGCTCTGCAAGCCGCTGGCTTAACTGCCCTGGAAGCGTATCGCTCTCCGAAGGAATGCCGAACCCGAGCAGCAAGTACGCGCTCGAGGGAACGGCGGCCCACCAGCTCGCCGAGGAATGCATCCTCAACAAGCGCAGCCCGTACACCTACATCAACGGGGGTACCGTGACGCTCGAGGACGACGACGGCAACCAGATCGAATACGAGGTAACCTCCGACATGGCGGAGGCCGTCATGGTATACCTGAAGGAGGTCACGGCGCTTGCCAACTACCTCGGTCAGGACATTACAGGGGAGAACGTCGAGGTTGGATTCCATCTCGACTGGATCGACGAGGAACTCTGGGGGACGAACGACCTCATGCTTGGCGTCCCCTTCGACACCCTCTACATCTACGACTACAAGCATGGACAGGGGGTTGCCGTCGACGTGGAGAACAATGTGCAGCTCATGTACTATGCGCTCGGCGCCCTCGGGCCGGACAACCCCAACTGCTACACGGACGTTGTCCTTTGCATCGTGCAGCCACGCGCCACCCACCCGGACGGACCGATCCGGAAGTGGCGGGTGTCCGTGGACGCGCTGTATGATTTCCATGTGAAGCTGCTCGAGGGGGTGAAGGCCACCCGCGATAAGAACGCCCCGCTCTGCAGCGGCCCGCATTGCCGCTGGTGCCTGGCGCTCAGCGTGTGCCCCGAAGTTGGCAAGGAGGCCGCATCGGTTGCAGGGCTCACCGCCAAGCAGGTGTTCGGCGACAAGCCGCTTACCTTTCCGGGGCCGAACGAAATCCTACCGGAACAGAGGGTGAAGCTCTACCAGTTCATCGAGCAGTTCGAGCAGTGGGCGAAGGCCATTAAGTCCGATACCCACGACAAGCTTCTGTCGGGGCATGATTTCCCGGGGTTGAAGGTTGTCGCCGGGCGTGCCTCGCGCAAGTACCGCGACGAAGCAGAAGCGGAGAAAAAACTGGTCGGGCTTATCGGGGAGGACGCCTACACGTCTTCGCTGAAGTCGGTGGCGCAGGCCGAGAAGGAGCTGAAAAAGCACGGCCTTGGGCCCGAGGCCATCTCCGACCTCATCGAGACCACCCGCGGGAATACCGTGGCCCTCGAGTCGGACAAGCGCCCGGCGCTCACCATCAAGACAGCGTCGGAAGCGTTCGCGTAAAATAAATCATCAAGTGGTATTTACAGGTTCGCGTGGACCTGGTACGTTACAGGCAATCAAACCATAAGGAGCAATTCATGAACTCAGACATCAGTTGGAATTCCAGGGTGGATAACCAGGCGCTGCTGCACAAGGGCAAGATCCACAGGGCCCTGAACAGCATCGCGGCTAAATTGAAGCTGGACCATCTCGAGCCGGAAAAACCGGATGCACAACTCAGCGAGAACAACAACTGGTTGGCCTCGCTGGCGAACAAGATCGAGGCGTTGGATAACGCCATTGTATAAAAGCCATTAAACGCAAGGAGAAACAGACCATGGCAGATCAAAGGACACCAGAAGTAATCACCCCCGAGTTCCGGGGATCGTTCGTACATCTTTTCCAGGTGGAAAAGAAACCCGACGGCAGCGATGGAATGTATTCCATCAACGCCCTGTTCCCGAAGAAGAGCGCGGACTGGAAGGCTGACCTTCCCTGGCTCTTCGAGAACCTGAAGGCCGCGCTGCTGATCAAGTGGCCGGGATTCCAGGGGATGCCGCCTTCCTTCGCCAATAACCTGGTCGGGAAACCCTGGCCTGTTTCCGATGGAGACGCGCCGAACTCAATGGGGAATGTCCAGGAAGCCCACAAGGGCCACTGGGTGGTCCGCATGGCGAGCAAGAACTTCAACGCATCGAAGAACCTGCTCAACGGACAGACCGGGGAAGAGGGCCTCATGACCGAGGCGAACTGCTACAG